GACTACTTGGGGGATCATGGTGCTGATGCTCTCAATCATGGAGGTGACGCCGCTCTCGATCTCCTCCGCCGCGTTGTCGTTCCCGGCGATCAGGTCGGAGAAGCCGTCCATGATGCTGACCAGGCCGGGGAGCATATCGGAGGTGATCCGGTTCTTCAGCCCACCAAACGTGTTGTTTAGGCGGCTCAAACTGTCCTCAAATGCGGCACTGGCGGCAACGGCCTCGTTGCTCATGACCATGCCGTAGTCCTGGGCCTCCTTTTTGAGCGCGGCGGTATCCCCGGCGGTCATGTTGAGGACTGCCGCCATATCCGTGGCGGATTTGCCCAGGAGATCGGTGGCTGCGGAGGTACGCTCCGCGCCGGAACCCATCTCCTGGAGGGCGGCTATCACCACATCAAGCTGCTGTTCCTGGGAGAGGCCGTTCAAGTCCTCGATGGACAGTCCCACGGCATCCAGTTTCTCTGCAGCGGACTTGGAGCCGTTGGCGGCATCCGCAATGACTCCGGAGAGGGTCTTCATCCCAGCCTGGAGGTTATCCACGTTCGCGCCGCTGCGCTCGAACACATAGGCCCACTCCTGGTAGGCTTCCGCGCTGATGCCGATCTTCTGGGAGGTCTTGTCGATCTTGTCCCCAGCGGAGGCAGTCTCGTTCGCCATGTCCCAGATGGCCTTCCCTGCCGCCACAGCCGCCGTACCAATTGCGGTGACGGCGGCAGCGGTGGCCTTTGCAACGGTTCCGAGGACGCTCTTGAACTTCTCGAACTTTCCCCCGGCATCCTCCGCCGCATCGCCGCTGTCCTCCACCGCATCGGAGAAATTCTCTGTGCTATCCCCAGCGGCATCCATCTCATCCGTCATACCCTGGATGGCCTGCTCATTACCGGATAGCTCCCGCTCCATGCTGTTGAGGGCTGCTTCGGCGTTGTTGAGCTGTATCTGCCAGTTCTGGGTACGGCGGTCGTTCTCGCCGAAGGATTCTGTGGCGTTGTCCAAAGCGGAACGCAATGTTTCGATTTTCTGCTTCTGCGCCTCGATCTCCTTGTTCAACACCTGGTTCCGGGCGGTGAGGGCCTCCACAGAATTGTCGTTCTTGTCGAACTGGGACTGCACCAGCTTCATCTCGGAGCCGAGGACTTTGAAGGACTGGTTGATCTCCGAGAGGGCGGATTTGAACTCTTTTTCGCCCTCCAGACCGATTTTCAGTCCAAAGTTATCTGCCAATCATGCCGCCCCCTTTCAGAATCCTGCCGGGATGATCTCATCAATGGTCAGATTTTGCTTTGGCTTGGCCCAGCCCATGAACTGGCGGTGGCACTCCCACAAGTCCAGCAGCAGGCCAAACGGCATCAGCCACACCTCGTCCTGGGAGAGATGAAGGTGGGCGACGCCGTAATAGAGCAGCCGGGTAAACAGCTCCTCACTGCTTACCCGGCCTGTGTGTTTTTTGAATCACTCTCGCTGGCAACATTCCGCTTGGTGCCGCGGTACATGGCCTGCATGATGGCATTCTTGCATCCGGCGAGGTCATAGGGGGAGGTGAGCAGTTCCACTGCCTCGGCGGTCAGCTCCGGCCTGCGCTCATCCGGATGCTTCAAATTGTGTACCAGGATGCTCTGATTCGCCAGCAGCGTGATGAGCCAGACGATCTCGTCCAGGGCCATCTCGAAGTTCTCGGACTTCATCAGCTTATCACCCAGGTTCTCCAGTCCGCCGTACCGGGCGGCGATCTCTTTGGTGGCCCTGGTGGTCAGCAGGAGCGTGAACTCCTCGCCGCCGATATTGATATTCGCAGTGCGTTCCGTATCCATGCTCAGACCTCCTCCGCCGCATAGGACGGCTCATATACTTCTTCATACCAGCCGGTGATGGTGGCGGCGGCGACATCCTTGTCCCCCTCGGTGACCTCCGCCTTCCAGGGATGCTTGCCGCTGGCATCCAGCTTGTTCCGGCGCAGGATGGTCCCCTCAATGGTAGGCGTGGAGAAGGTGATCCCATCCCCCTTGGTCGCCAGATTGGTCGCCGGGATGCCGAACTTCACCCGGTAGAGCCAGAAGTATCGGTAGTTCCCGTTCGCTTTCTTCGCCCGGAAGCCGATGGCGACCGGACTGCCGCCGTCCTCGCTGGCGGAGATCACCACGTGGTTGCTGTCGATGGTGGAGCCGGTGAGGACGGACGCGGCCTCCGCACCCAGGTCATCCACGCCCAGGGTCAGTTTGCCGCTTTTGAACTCCTTCACGATCTCCGCCGCGCCGTCATCCGCGTACAGCGTGGCCTCCGCCAGCTCCACGGAGAGGTCTGCGGAGATGGCCTTTGCAAGCTGGGCGGGCTTGCCGTAGGTCTCCACCCCGGCGGCAGTTTCAGTGATAGGCGCATAGAAAAGCCTGTCCAGGCCAATCGTAGCCATAGGTCATACCTCCATTTCGTAAGATTTCGCCACATCGATGGCGTAATGGAAATAGCCGGTGTCATCCTCATGAGAGATGAACCGGCGGTCTGTGATGCCGATATCCGCAGCCAGCAGGGCGCGGACGATCTGATCCTTCCGCTCCATGTAGCTACCCTTGGAGTACAAGGAGATGCGCACCTCCTGGACATCGTACTGGGGGCGGTTGTCCGCATGGAGGACAAAGGAATCCGCCAGAGGGGTGAGTACGAGATACTCGCCCGGGGCAGTACCGGTGAACACGCCAGTCTCCACAGGGATGCCGATATCCTCCGCCAGAGCGTTCAGTTCAGCCAGAAGGCTCACAGCTTGCCTACCTCCTCATCGAACACCTGCCGCATGGCGGCAGCGCAGCTATCACGGGTAGCGGTTTTCGCTGGTTTCAGGAATGGCTTGGGCGGCTGGCCGTGCTTGCCGTACTCGATGATGTTGGCGATCTTGGCGTTGCTCCCGCCATCCGAGCGCGGCTCGGCAAAGCCCACCTTCACGTTGAGGATGCCGTCCGCGTCCTGCTTCACTTCCGAAGTACCAAGGGACTCCAGCAGTTCTCCGGTAGAGCGGGAAGGCTCCTGTGTGCCGCTGCCGATGACCGCTTGGAGGTTGGAGCGTATCTTGTCCTCCACGACTTTGCCTCCGGCTTCCAGCATCCTGGCGCATATCTCGTCCGCCTGCTTACCCAGGCGGGACAGCTTCCGCAGATACTCATTGGGCAGCTTCACCGTCACTTCAGCCACTGGTGGTCACCTCCTTTGCCAGCACATCCAGATACATCCCCCGGCCCTTCACATCCTCTACGGAGGTGATGTTGAACCGTGTATCCCCGCAGCGGATCATCATCGCCGTGGTGATCTTTACACCGGGGATACACCGGAACCGGAACAGGTCGGTGGCCTCCGAGAAGGCGGCGCGGTTGGCCCACTTCTCGCTGCCGTGCCGCCCCTCCCGGTAGGCCCGGAGGGAGGCCACCACTACGTCCTCCGTGGCGGCGAACCCCTCCGAATCCTTGGTTTTCCTCGGCTCTACGATGTCGATGAAAGTGTTCATCTTCCCGAATGACATAGCTACACCTTCCTCGTCCTCACAAACTCCATATCATTCGCTTCCGCGCAAGCGCGAAATCTCATTCATTCCGTTGTTCGTCCTCTCCCCACCGAACCCGCTGCGCTGGGCTTCGGCGGGGGCCCCACTGGCTCATACGAGCCAGTTTCGGTCCAGCCGCAGCAGCAGATTGACCGTGTTCCAGACCTGCTGTGCGGCGTTGGTGTTGTCCGCGAAGAAGCCGCCGGTGGAGCCATCCCGGCTCTCGTAGAAGTGGCTGGCCAGCATGATGACCGCCTGCTCCGTGGTGGGCGGCATGGGATACACACCGTAGTGGCCCTCCGGGATATGCTGGTAGCTCTCAGCGTAGGCCACGGCGGCGGTGATGTACTGTGTGAGCAGAACATCATCCGCATCGTGATCCAGAATGAGGTTCGCTTTGACCTTCGCCAGCAGCTCGTCCATCACTTCGCCGCCGCCTTGATGGTCAGGAGCTGCACCGCCTCCGGCAGCACCAGCTTGCCGTCCTCCCGCTCCTTAGCAACGAAGCCCACCATGC